ATGATTCTGGATTCTACATGCCGCTGTCTTCTCTTACAGGTGTAATCTACTCCTTTACGCCTGGCACTGGCGCGGGAGGCAGCTTCGCGCAGGGCTCTTTTGCGGTTGCGGGCTGGGCGCAGGTACCAAACTTGCTCGCGGCTGCGGGCACAGCCCCTAACGCTGCATTCGGTCGTGGCGCGTATGTCTCCTCTATCAACGGTGTTGGTGCGGGTCTCCTGAAGGACATGGGCAGAACGGTTGTCTCTGCACAGCGCACATTCCGCAAGATCCAGCTGGTTGCAAAGAACTTATCAACGGGCGGCGTTGAGGGTGCTGACCCTTACCAGACGTCTGGCACGGCGACGAACATCGCGGACTTCCTCACGGGCTACATCGAGCTCGGCTTCGAGGGTGCTGGCGCGCCTGCGCCGGTCGCGAAGTATGGCCGGTAGAAACTTTAATTATAGATCTATACACATTAAATTAAGTGTCTATGAGACGTTTAATTTAATATTTTATACTAGATGGACATCGGTATTGATTTTAGTCTTATTGCTTACATTCTGTTTTCTGCATTTGTTGGCCTTGGCTTTCCTTATTTACTCCTTACAACAGGTCGTCAATATGCTGCAGGGTTCGTTGTTATAGCTTCACTCGGTGCTTTTATCTATTTTGGCATGCAGTGGTTTAATGGTCTCCGACTCAAGAAAGATATTTTTTCTGGTGGTGTCTCTCCTGACAGCCCTTGGCCTCCTCAGATAAACTATTGTCCGGATTATTTGAGCCTTGTGAAGGGATTTACATCAGGTACAGGTGCAGCTGCAAGAACTAATTATTACTGTGTTGATACAACAGGTGTTTCTGATTTAGCTAAATATACATCATCTACAAGTATCTGCGCAGTTCAAAAAGATGGCACAACATTAAAGGATGATAGTAGTGCGGATGGCGCGACCTGTACAAGTGCAAATGCAATGAAATTAGATCCTGGAACATCCACCACACCTGCAACAGGTGCAACATATTCAGCTGTTTTAACTTCAAAGGGTTTAACGTGGGAAGGTGTCTATGATGGTCTTTCTGCAAGTACAAGGCCTATTCCGTATCCCAAGTAACACTCCACTTAAACTCAGTAGAATTACTTAATCAGGAAAAGGGAAAAATGCCTCTACAAAATACCGTCTGCTTGCACCCAGAATTGGAAAAGAATATTCAATCCTGGATTCAAAATCGTCCAACTGCAGCTCTACTTCTCTATGGAGCTCCAGGAGTTGGAAAAACAACTCTAGCCTACCGAATTTATAATTCAAATTCTCTCAAAGTCATAGAGTTTAACGCAAGTCATTTTCGTTCAGGGACATCTTTTAGAAAAACAATTCTACCACTTCTCTGTCAAGGAGGAGTTCTAGAACTTATTTCTAAGGGAAAACGTGGAGGCCTAGGAGTTTTATTGGATGAAATTGACGGATTAAGTCCAGGTGAAAAGGGAGGATTATCCGAGCTTGTAACCTATTTGAGAGCCTGGGATCCTAAATCTCCTGGAACACCATTAATCTTAATCAGCAACACTCTAGAAAACCGTTCTCTTCTGCAGATCAGCAAACTCTGTACAACCTATGAAGTAGGCCCTGCTCCGCGAAAGCAGGTTGAAGAATGGTTAGGGCCTGAGACTACAATTCCAATGACATGGGAACGAGGCAGTGATCTTTCAGGAGATCTTCGTGCTCTCCAACGATTTGCTGCAGGCCTTGAAGGAGAACATGAAATTAATGAATACCCTGATGGAGTTTTATCAATTGCGTGGTGGTGTCTCTGGAATCCATGGTCTATTTGGGTTGATCTTGATATTGAAAACAATGAAGGAAATCTCGCTGGCCTTGTAAGTACAGAGAATCTCCCTGAACGCCTTGAAGCCTCTGCTCTTGATAAAAATCTATGGGAAGATTATCTCCATATTTTTCAAACTCTCGCTGAATCCGATCGTGCAGATTATTGGGCCTTTTTCTATCAGTGCTGGAATCTCCTACCCTTTTCGCATTCTCTCAAACTAAAAAATCTTGGACTTCACTTAACAAAAGAATATCCATTGAAGGAGGATGCAGTCATTCCAGAAGTCAATAAACTTCGTTATACATCTGTTTTAACGAGACAATCAGGTATGTTTAATGCATGGAAACTTCTCTGCGAACTCTCAGATACGTATCAATTTCCCATTCGCCTGTCACCTATGGCCTGCGAATTGGAACTTCTTACTGCAACTGCTCTAAAAGCTGATAGAAAACGAAGACTCCAAAATCTTCGTATTACAACTCAAGCATTAACTGTGCTCCGTTCATTAGGATGAAGAAGCTTTACAATCTTTAGTGGCTGTGTTCTACCCATACGATAGGCACGCCCAATAATCTGTTTTTCTTCTTCAGGTGTCATTGCATGCCATAGAACCACGTAGGTCGCAGAGGTTATATTAAGACCTGCCCCTGCGTGATTGGCATTTAATAAAAGAACACGGGTTGATCCCTCTTGAAAAGTTTCAAGCAAATTTGCAATTACATCCTTATTTCCCTTCAGTGTCTTTACAGTTACATTCTCACTTACAAGACGCTCCTGCATCATTGAAAAAGGATTCTCATACCGACTAAAAACAAGGAATTTATCCGTTGGATTTTCGCGGAGAAGTTTCAATAAGGCATCTATTTTCTTGGGAGGGCCGATAACTGTATTCTTTTTATCCGCTTTTTTAATTATAAGTGTAAGAGCCTTGAGAGCAGAAGGGGTCAAGAGTTCTCTACACATTGGACATCCAGGACGAATGGATAGACTTTGGAGAATACATCCACCACAGAATATACGAGAACAACAGGGCGTCAATACAGGCTCCTTCGGCTCATCGTAACAGATTGCACAGATTTCCTTCTTATAATTTTCAATGCGGTCTCGGATAGATTTAATTTGCTGCTGCAAACTTGAAATCTTTACTTGTAGAGAATCCAGTGCCTGCTGCTTCAACTGCGGTGTAGAATATGTCTGTGTTGCCTTAAATTCATAGGTGGCCTGCAGACGTTCAAGTTCCTTTTCACGATTCTCTGTCACTGCCTGAATTAAATTTAATGGGCTTTCACTCGGAACACCAAGAGATGTAAGAGCAGCTTGTATATCTCCTGCATTAAGAAGTGACTGAATTTGACTACTTACTGCAGACTGTACAATTCTTTGACTAATTGAAGGAAGACATTCAATGGTCTCAATTGAAACAGGTGGGAGTGAGATTGACTGCTGAATAAATGAATCACGGCAACGAAGAACTAAATATGATCTGAAAGGATGATAACTCCGTAAAAATTCACGAAGATAACTTGCGGATCGTGATGTATAGCGAAAATATAGACCTCGAAGAGAAAGTTGTGCATTACGAAGTATTGAAAGAATTGCAGGATCTTCTAATCTCCAATTTCCTCTAGGAATTAGTTCTTCACCTGCATAATCCTGCAGAATTGAATCAATTACAGAAGGAGAGATATAAGTTCGGTATCCTTCAAAGGTGAGATTTTGCCATGTTGCGGTTACAAACCAAGTAAAAGATGTAGGTGGCAATGGTTTTGTACATGGAATATGAATACTATCCGCCTCATCAATAAATGTTCTGGAAAACCATAGACGATGTTGATTACATAAGTCTATAAATTGTCCAACAAGAGTATTACTGACTAGGAGAGTATCTGATTCTACGCACTTTTTATAGAAATCTTTACTTGCAAATGATTTTTTTGTTTTAATATAAACACATTTCAAATTTGTTTGATCTTTTATATATTTTTCCCATTGATGATATAGAGTATGAGGTACAATAATAAGTGATGAACAATGACTTAAATCTGAAATATGTTTATTTTGGAAACTAAACATATATTGACTAGAATGCGGTGAAAGTGTAGTAAATTGTCTATAAAATTGGTTTAATTCCTTCATTCGCGAGATATGACCCAAGACCATTAAACTCTTTCCAACACCCACTGAATCTCCTAGAATTCCGAACCGACTAAAAAATGTCTGGCCACATAAGTCATATCCCTTTTGAAGATTATTCTCAAGAGTCTCCATTGACTTTAAAATTGCATATTGATGCTGTCTCAAAGGCGTCTTTACATTCGTCGGCTGATTTGCTAACTCAGATTGTTCAGTACATGCATTCTCATAAGGAATATGAAGTTGCTGTAAAAATCTATCAACAGTTAAATGATTCATTCGTCTCGGTCTTTTATTCTACTAAGGGTTTTTTTAGAACTTTAGGTTACATCCTTTCTAAGCAGTTGTAAAAAAATTACGTAAATCAGCATCTTTTATAAAATCTTTTATTTTTAATGATGTCTTTTGTATGAAAGGATTCTTAAGATCTTCACGCATTGCAGTCTTATCAAACGTATTATCTGAATGACTCATGACCAACATTACCTTCATTGGATCCAACTGGATCATTGGATTCTTATAATCCTCTAAAAATGATTTTTCTTCTGCATGGGTAACTGTTTCATCATAGAAATGGGTAAGAGCATAACTCTTCCGAAAGGCCATTGTTCCGTTTGTTGCATGATTTGGAGAATAGGGTCCAAGTTTATAAATATCCTGAATATCGGAGTAATACATAAAAACCTGCGAACTCCCTGCTAACTGAATTGAAGGAGAATTCTTGAATTTTTGCACAACGTGTGCAACTCGTTCAGGAAAATAGAAATCATCATCATCCATTGAAACTATAATCTCACCGCGCGCTTCTTTATTTAAGATATTTCTCTTTGTGCCAATTGTCTCTTTTTCCTCAAGTGGAATATACCGAAGATTTGGAATATCCTTTACAGCTGCAAATAGATCACCAACTTTATCTTGACCATCATCTAATATAATCCATTCCATGCTGTCAGCACTATATGTCTGTGACTTATAGATTTGAATTAAGTGAGGGATAAATCGCCGTCTATTATAGGTTGGTGTTACTACAGATACAAAAGGCTGGCGGTTTTCACTTTTTTCACTTTTTTTCATCTAGTAGTTAAATGTCACCATCTTTTATACTGTTTTCTTAGCCGCCTCTAAAAAACTTAGAAGTGCCTGTTTTACTCTATAATCGTCACGATATCCGAATAAAGTATCTAAAATCGTTAATTCATCTGGTTTCTTAAAATCAGGATAACTATAATAAGGAAATAAAAGAGCTCCAATATAAATAGAGCGGCCTCGTAGAACTTGGATAAGAAAATAAATATAAACAGGAATTGAAAAAAGGATACCAAAAATAAAGAATAGAGTACGAAGTTCAACTGGGCGTGCAATTGCTTGATTAGAAAGTAGAGATCCTGCAAAAATACCAAAGACTAAAATAAATGTAATAATTAAAGGAGTTACAATTGAATCAAGAACTTTTGAGCCAATACGATTTACACTAAATGACTTCTTGGATAAATCATCTTTCTCCTTTTTTGCTGCATCCACTTTGGCCTTCAATTCATCCGCACTCTTTTTATTTGAAGCGGCTGAAGATCCAGCTTTTAAAATATCAGTAAATTTACCCTGCAACTCATCAATATGCGACTTGTAGGTTTGTATTGATTCATTTTGATTATTCTTATAATAAAGATCCTCTACTGAAATTGCATCCTTAACTTTTTTATAAGTATCATCATCAATTCTATTTGAAGTATGGGCAAGTTCTGCCTGAGATGTAAATGTACTTAGAATACTTGTAAAATATATTCTAGGTTGATCATCTTGATAGAGTTGTTCTATCTTTTCACTTATTTCCACTTTCTTATCAAGAAGTTCATCGGGTGATGCATCTTTATTCGTATCCAAATATGTAGAAATTTCTTGTAGTGCTGCAGTAATAAGTGTAGATCCAATAGGTGTTAATTGATTATCCTTGATTTGATCACGTAATCTCTTCTTTTCAACACGAATCGCTTCTAAGAAATCAGTGCGAACTGCCCTTGCTTCTTTTTTTGAAGCTGCCGATGCTTTTTCATATTCAGGATCATATGTAAGCTTTCCGAGAATTCTTTCAGATGTTTTACTGATTGTAGCACCCATCTATCTATAGACGGACAGGAAATAGAAGTTATTAGTAGGAACGAACTTCAAAGGATGGTCTCTAAAACAAGAAAACTCAAAAAGCCCAGTAATGATTGGGTGATTGCAATTCCTTCCTATAAACGGACTGAAATCCTCAAAGAAAAGACATTATCCGTTCTAAAACACTATGGTATTGAACCTCGGCAAATTTATATCTTTGTTGCAGACGAATCTGAAAAAGAGGCCTATAAAGCTGCACTCGATCCAGGCTCTTATAATAAAATTATTGTTGCTGAAAAAGGACTTCATAATGCACGAAATGTAATTAATCAATATTTTCCTATAGGGAAAAAGATCGTAAGTGCAGATGATGATATTCGTGGATTTATTGAATTCTCAGAAACTGCAAAAAGAAAAGAAGTGCCATTGAAAAGTCTTAAAGGTCTTATTGAGCGTGGATTCAAAGAGGCAGATGCAGCCGGTGCGCGTCTCTGGGGAGTTTATCCAAGTGCGAATGGATTTTTTATGAAAAATACAGTCACGACAGATCTACGTTTAATTGTTGGAAGTTTCTGGGGACAAAGGAACCCGGGAAAGGAAGTTACTTTAGACTTTTCTGAAAAAGAAGACTATCTGAGGACACTCTTATTTTACAGTAAGGACAAAAAGGTTGTTCGTCTTAATTTTGTTTCTCCGCAAACGGCCTATTATAAAACTCCTGGTGGAATGCAATTAAATCGGACCAAGGAAAATCAAGAGAAGGCTGTAAAAGAATTAATCAAACGATATCCTGATTACGTTGCAGTAAATCCGCATAGAAAGAGTGGATTCATGGAAATCCGACTTCGCGACAAGACACGAGCTAAGACCAAGACTACAGAGCATACTTGAGGCCACCCATACCTCCAGTAATTTCTAGGAAATTTATATTTTCTACATAAATTGTCAAATCATAGACATAATTTGTTCCGATCGGCAGAGCAAATGGATTAATTTCTGTTTGGAATACACGGATACGACTTGCATTAATAGATCCTGCAGGCTGAGTTCCAGGGCTCGTAAGAGAAAATGTATAAACAGGAATATTTGTATTTGCGTTTCCACTTGTATAACGGAAGGGTGTGATCTTTGTAAAGAAATCCACTGGCTTTTCTTCTTGGATTTCATTACCATCACAGAGAATTCGTAGGCTCTGCAGAATACCAAGTTGTGCATTAGGAAGTAGAGTTCCAGATGAATAGGCAGCTGCTGTGAGAGCTGTTGCCCCTCCAGGAGGTAAGTACGGAGCATCGGGATAATTAAACCAATTTGTAAAATTCTCAAAGGCATTTCTATATTGTAGAGTATCTGATCGACGTGTTACATACAATAGACGTTCAATAGGATTATGAACTTCTATATCTAGAAGTTGCCGATTAAAGAGAGTTGGAAAATTATAGGGTGTCACTTGATGAACAAGATACGATAGTGGTGTCGATGCAAATACACTTCGTTCTTCTTCAGGTAAATACACATACGTACATTGAATTGATGGCTGAAGAGACCATGTATTCAATGCAGGTGTAAAACTTCCAATATCCGTTAAAAACGATCGGAGTTCTCCGCTTAAATCATTTACTGTTGCATATTCAGGATTATTGCTATTAATTGCAACTTGAGGGGCGAGAGTTTGAACACCAGGCCGCACGCGATATCCAGAGGCATCAAGAACTGTATAGAGTTGATTAATACTATTTAATTTAATCTGTACTTCACAATCATGGTACTGGAGACCTACGAGAGGTAATGAACTTCCTTCATTCTCTGCAAACCAAAAGGGCAAGGGTACGTGAATGAGTTGTCCAAAAATAGAAGGACGATTAATTTGCGCACCTGTATCACGTGCAGAATCCTTAATTACAGTAGGATATCCTGTCTGTGTTGAGCCACCTGCATAGACACCATTGCCTGGATCTGATAATTCAGGAACATCGCCAACTAAGATGCGCCATTTGTTGTATTTTTCAGTTGGATAATCAACAAGAGCTTTTGAGAGCAAATAGGTTCCATCAAATTCCTGGATCTTTTGCCCACCGATGAAAAAGGCTACGTTGTTTATAATTGCAGCACCAATGTATCGTGTCCAGGCAAATTCATATTGATATTTAGGGACACCTGGTCTCGTTGAAGTATATTTACTATAAATATCAGGGAGACGAAATGTAAAATACATGTCGCTCATTAAATCACCAATACGTTGGATTTTACTGCGAACTTGAATATTCTGGTCAAAGAATAATTCATCAGGTCCATCCATTTGCTGGATTACATTCTCCATCGAGAAATGAGAATATCTACGAAAAACCTTATAAAAATAGGTCATTTGTGGATTTCCACTTAGAATGACATTTTGAGAGCCGTAGGCTACAAGGATAAAAAGTCCCCCTCCTGTCATTTACCTGTTCCAAATATCTATTATTCTTATATCCGCCTTAGGCGTATTTACTGGCCTGCAGTCGTTACTGGCCTGCAGTCCTTACTGCCCTGCAGTCCTTACTGCCCTGCAGTCGTTACTGGCCTGCAGTCCTTACTGCCCAGCAGTGTACCAAGTATCAGTCAATGAAATTGAGTTCATGGCTTGTGAAGGTGTATCAATTGTAGAAGATGCACCAAATGCAGTGAGAGCTTGAATTTCACTAAAAGAGAGTGCATATCCATAATAGTAGAAACGACTGATCTGGCCACTTATACTTTTACCAATTTTATGCGTTCCAGTTGTTCCATCAAGTCTAGTATATGATGTCCCACTCGGCGTAGATGTAGTAGTATTTCCAAAAATGATTAAGTTCTGTGAATTCTGGTAAGGATATGTCTTATCCATTGGAACACGTGCAGTTAAATTGCCGTTGATATAGACCTCCAAGTTATTTGCTCGGAAAACAAGAGCCGTATGAAACCATTTTCCAGTCGGAATATTGGGAATATCTATATATGAATACCATGTCTGGTATGAATTCATAAACACACGCATTGTGTTTGTTTTCTCAAAAATAAAGACACCAGGGCCTATGAGAGGGAAAGGTTTAGAATATCCCTTGTAGAATACTTGTCTGAGAGTATCATCTGTATTATCAGAATTAAATGTGCTAGAATTTACAAGTAAATAGAATGCATACGTAAATTCAACACCTGTTAGTTGATTGTCTGACGGAATAATCAATTTACTTTTAGTATCAGAAGGATCCTGTGTAAGTACAATTGCATTATCCGATGTCACTGTATTTTCAATGAGAGTTACTTTTGCCGTAGAATAGGTTGCAAGAAGCTTGAAGAAAGCTTGAAGACTAAACATAACTGCAAAAATAAGAGCAGTGAAAATAAGTCCAATTACGAGTTCAGGACCAAATCCTACAGCGGATAAATATCCGATTACTACTGAAGAGTTGAAGGACGACATCTAAATCTAAATCTTATCACGATTTAGTTTTGGATGATTTCTGCCTTTTATTCAATTAAGTAGCAGCCGCGGCCGCACCCGCCGTATTTGCAGTTGTAGCTGTAACTGTTCCAAAGAATGAATATAAATATGTAAGCAATGAAGTATTTGCACCGGAAGGCCCAGTCATATAAATACGGTAAATATCATCCGGAGCAAGGGCATAATTATAGAACACCATATTTGAAAGAGATCCGTTAAAATCTGTGCGCACTGATCCAGCTAGTTGATTGAGAATAAATACCTTTGTTTTTCCACTAACTACAAACTGTCCTTTTAATACACAAGATCTAGATAATTTACCGTCAATGTATGTATCGCATACATTATTATTTAATACAACAGTGACATTGACCCAACGTCCAAATTCAAAATTCTGTATATTGCATTTATCTGTATTATCTTGAGTTGTACCAGGGTTGCTCATAATTGAAGAATAATCGTAACTTGTTGTGGTATCATTTACCTTTACATAGAGAGTATTTGTACCTCCACCAAGATAGACCATAAGCGTAGGTTGCTCAGTATTTGTTTTTCCATCACTTGTACCAATACTCACAATATGCTTCTTGCTTGCAGAACCACCTGATCCAAGGCCAGTCACATAAATCCAGAAACTTAACGTCATTGTGCCTCCTGTGTATAACTGGCTGGATAGATCTACCTTGCTTACATCAATATCAGTAGGTCTCTGAGCACTTATAGGACTCGGAATAATGATCGCCTGTTTTTTGATATTATTTGCAGTAAACATATAATCATATAAGTAATACAATAATACACCTGCAACAATGAGTACAGCAAGTCCTCCTAGGGCACGCCCTGCATTTCCATATCCACCAGATGAAGACGGTGCAGCGTTCATTCTATTCTACTTAACTATATTCAAAATTCCAATTAACAAGAGGATTAGCTGGGCGAACTTGTGGGCCATTCAAACAATTACCGGAAGGACATAGAGAAAAATTAGTTGGATATCCAATTGATGTTTGAATCGGTGCACCATTTGTATCCGTTAATGAATTGTAATATTGTGTAATTTCTGTAATTTCTTTAGTTCCAAACGGCATCCATAGATATTGCGCTTTTCCTTGGATACTCGGATCTCCAAGTGAAAGTGTTGCTGCGGCAGAATTTAGACTAATTGTTTTTGTTGTCTTAACACTTGCTACAACCGCAGTATTGTAATAGACTTTGAGTGAATTTCCTTTTCTTGAAATTGTTAGCATTATCCATTTCTGTAGAGGAAATGGTGGAAGAGGAAATGTTTCTATGTAATATGTTGGAGTTGTAGTTCCATCTTGTGTTCTTATACATAGCTGAGTCTTAGGAAGACCGGGCCGACCTGCATCAGGAGCCTGTAAAAGTTCAACATATAAACTATCACTGAATAAATTAAATAATTTAACAAACCCTGTATGTTGGCAGGTCTGACTAGCACTTAGAGTGCAGATTGGAAACTCGGCCTTCACGCAATCAAACTTATTATTTGTATTAATAGAAGGTTCTTGACAACCTTCAATGGATCCTGTACGCGGAAGAGAATCTATGTTATAAAACATAAGCGCAGTAAATCGTGTATTCCCTGCAGCCTCAAACATTTTGGATAAATTGGGGTAGTTTGCAGTCGTTAGCTGTTTCTTATGTTCTGAATCATTTGTAAGATCTGAAATTGATACAGCTGAATCATTTAGTATATTATTTTCATTTTTCAAGAAATATATACCGTCGGTGTATAGTTTTGGAAAATAGGAGAGTATCGCAAGTGTTAAGAGTAGGACTGAAAATGCAATAAGAACAAGTGCCCACATTTACTATTAATCTAAAAGTATTTAAAATCTTCCCAACTTGCGGGGCCTCCCTGTACTTGCATCGCACCGGAACTTACTACGCGATTTACAATATATAAATTTCTACTTTGGACAAATGTGGAGTCTGTACTTGGATTATTGAAAAATGCATCAGTTGGATCTGCTACAGGAGTTCCATTCGCTCCAAAAACCGTTGTATTTATCCATTGCCCATTTATATAGAGTTCAATCAAAGTATCACTTACAACTACACCAATACGATATACATTTTGCGGAATTGCATCTGCAGAAACTGTTAATAAATGCTCATTTGTACCATCAGCTGATGTTTTTATATAAACAACTATTTTACCCTGTAGAGGATCATAGGCAACAATAAGTGGATATGTAGGCACTGTAGATCCATTTTTAAGTCCAAATGTAAGACCTGAATTACTAGCAAATGTTTGACTTTCATTTGTAATAATAGTATATGCATCATAAATCGTTTTGCGTGCAGTATATAGATTAGTTAAAGATATATTTATAGAACTTATAGAATCTGTATTTATTCCTGTTACTGAAATAGCTTGTGAAGGTGCTGAGGCTGTCTTCATTGAAACAGAATCAATCGGATATATACCAATATATCTATTTACTTGATCTATAACTGCGGAAGTTACTGAATTTGCAGCAATATATCTCTGTAGCTTAGTTATTTCAGTATTAACAGTATTTGTATTTAAGGCGATCCTTGCATTTAACACATTTATATCTAACATATCATTTGTTGTTGTCTCAGAATGATCTTTTGTTCCTCTATAGAAAATAACAAAAGGGCGATTTAATGTAGATCCTGTATCTTTTAAGATTTGTGCATCAATTGTAAAGGAATAATTATAAGCAGGAATATTTAATCCAGCTGCAGACAGATCACTTGCAGTCTTTGGACCAGGCCAGAAACTCTGCCATCCAGAATTATTTCCAACTGTTATAATTGCTTTTGGATTATCTCCAAAATTAAAAATAGGGGTTATTGTATAGTGAACTGCGATTAGAATTGCAAGTATAATAAAAAGTAATAAAAGAAAGAATAAAATTCCCTTAAATATAGTACCAAATGTACTACCTGAATCGGCTGTAAGATAACTAATGCTGTTTATCGTTGGAAAAGAAAAACCTGGACTCACTCTTCCAAAGGATGATCCATAGGATCCAGATGACCCCTTTAATATATTTCTAAGCCTTGCTTCATAATCACCCATTCTGACTACTCAACATGAGATATTTTGATTTTTCGAGTTACTCTTTTACCTTTTCCTTCCGTCTTTAAAGGTCCCTTAATCGGATCAAAATCAATGCGACTATAATATTTCTTTGTCTCAGATTCCTTGCAGCCAACTAACTTTTCACGAAGATAACAGACAAATGAAATTCGGGTGTATGGTTTATTTGAACCAAGCGAACCTGTCGTAGGATCGTCTTTATAAATATCTGGAAGTGTTTTATTTTTCTTGGCCTGTGCAGCCGTTTCTGTAATTTCTGTATTGCAGTGCCATTCATGTACATCCATGGCTAAGAAATCACCTGTACGCACATCAAATCCAACACGATATCTCGGAAAAAGTGTATATGCGCCATCATATTCACCACGTTCAATTACACTTAAATTACCAAACCCCTCGCGAAAATCTCCATCATCCATATGAAGCGCCGTACGGAAGTTGCGATTTAGAGTAATTGATGAGAATGCAGTATCACCTACACGATACAACGGCTTTTGACTTGCTCTTTGATATTGTAGCTTATGAGCATCGGGTACAAGTTTCTTGAATTTATTATCAATTGCTTTTATGAATGGAAGACCATGACTATACTGTTTGAAATATCTCTGTGTATAACTTGTTAAGCGACACGGAAGTCCCATAAATGGTGTTCTCTCAAAATATCCCAAGACACTGCTCATTACAAGATTATTTACGCGCATTTTACTGAGTTTTCCCTTGTGCATGTATCGTGTTGACCATTTACTGGTTTCAATCGGCTTTCTCTTTTTCCAGTATTGCCCACTGAGAGCAATAGGCCCTGCAGCTGCTCCTCGATTACGACTTGTTGCTGCAGTTTCATAGAAGCCTTCCCAACCAAGTTTAATTTCATCAGGAGTAAAGACATTTTTTCTGAATTTTGCAAGAAGTTTCCTATTTCCTTCTGGGTCTTCATGATAGACATCAACATCTTCTTTAAAAATAGTATCAACATCTTTTTCAGTAAAATAGGTTCCTTGGCGGGCCTTGATTTCCTCATCTGTCATTGATGCTTTTACCGTGATCTCTTTTGCTTTTATTTTAGGGACTTTTGTAGGTCGGGAAGGAATTTGCAGACCTTCATAGATTTCTGGAGGATAAATTTTATCTTTTAATTGATTGATTACTTCCATAGCCCCTATCTTATTAGGACTTGGATAAAAGATAGATGAGGCCACCTGTAACTCCAATTGCTGCAGTTGCAGAAGCAACACCTTTTAGAAAAGACTTTGTATCAGATTCTTCAAAATCGGTATGATTAATTACTGGACTGCGACCACGTGCGCCTAGACGCGTATAGTATTTAATAACTTCATGCTCTTCAAAGAGGGGTTTATTAAGTGATTTATTGACTTCGTTGTGCAGTACAACCGTCCATTTGAAGAGATCTTTACGACGATCTAAGTGAGGTGTAAGAGGATAGGTTTCAAGATGCTTTGAAAAATGTTCGCGACAGATGGGACAGGGAATTAAAATGGCCAGGCTTTCATAGAATTCTTTTGCAGCTTTTTTTTGAGCATAGGATGGTTTATCTGAATATCCAAGCGCAGTTATATGAATCGTATGCCAAAAGAAGGGTCCCCAGACAGTTGGAGGAAGATGCATTCTATCTATTGACAGATCTCATATGTGAAATGATTTGTCTTCCGCGGGGTCTAAGGGCTTTTTACAGTAGCGTAATTAAGGGGATTGTATGAATTCTACAAAAACAAGAAAAATTGTAAATAAAACTCCAGTTTTATGTACAAACTGTGGATTTGTTGGACATATTTACAAACAGTGCGTTGCACCAGTTACAAGTCACGGAGTTATTGTGTTTAGAGTTAAACCAAATGAAAAAGGGTCATGGAATCCTTCAAGAGTTCTTACAGAGTCGGAAACAGCAATTACTGGACTTGAGAATTCTGGACCTGTAGAGTTTCTATTAATTCAGCGTCGCGATAGTCTAGGATTTGTAGAGGTTATGAGAGGAAAATATAAATTAAATGAATATGAGTATATTGTTCGGCAACTTTCAGGTCTTACGAAAAGAGAGCGTGAGAGAATTTTGACGTTGCCATTTCAGCAACTCTGGGATGAATTATGGGGTCTTGATCATTCCAATTTTCAATACAAGGCGGAAAAGGAAAACAGTAAAATTAAGTTTGAAACACTCATAAGCAAAGGACTCGTAGATCCTGTCACAAATAAGCAGGAATCTATCAAAGAAATACTTGATAGACTTGGTCCCGGTTGGGAAACACCTGAATGGGGTTTTCCGAAGGGTCGTCGTGATCCGTATGAAACAGAACGGACAACCTGTTTGCGAGAAATGGAAGAAGAGACAGGAATTCGGCCTGAAGATGTAACTGTTGTAGAAAATCTAGAACCTCTGCAAGAAACTTTTTTTGGGACGAATAATATTCATTATTGTCATAAATATCGTATTGTCTTTATTTCTGATAAAATTAAAGTTGAATATGATCCTACGAATGAGCATATGCGACGTGAAATCGGAAATTTAGGATGGTTTTCATTTGAAGATGCAATTGAAAGAATCCGAAAAGAAAATGTGGAGAAACGTGAGGTTCTCTATCGGGCCAATACACTTCTTCGGAACTTTTGTCCGTTTGTTTTGAAGAGTATAGAGTAGGGAAATGTCAGGTGAAACAAGTGATTTATCTGAAGTTTCAACTAATCTAGCAAATTTACAAGAAGCTCCTCTTCCTGAAGTTGCAGCAGCTCCTCTTCCTAAAGTTGCAGCAGCTCCTAAACCCCCTTCAAAGCCTGTAATTGAAAGAGGATCAATTCAACGAGTAAAGCGAGTTCAACCACCTCCTATAGTTGTGCCAGAACCAGAACCTTCAGAAAATGAAGAACAGACTAAAAGTGAAAGATTAGCACAAGAAGAGGCAGAAAGGGAGGCAAAGAGAAGAGAAACTGCAACACCTGCAGTAAGAGCTGAAGAAGTTGCTGCAGCAGAACCACCTTCTTTAGAGGCCAAAGCTGAAGTTGCTGCAGTTGCTGCAGAAGCAGAACCACCTTCTTTAGAGGTCGAAGCTCCAGTTGCTGCAGAAGCAGAACCACCTTCTTTAGAGGCCGAAGCTCCTACCGAAGTTGCTGCAGCTGCTCCAGCTGCTCCAGTTGCTGAAGTTGTAAAAGAAGTAAAAGAAGTAA